TTTACCAACAAGCTATGAAGGTTATTGGCTAATCAAACCAAAGAAAAACACCATTATTGGAAAGCGTGTCCAAAAAGAAATGGACGAGGTTTGTGGGCTACTTGATGATTGGCAATGGTCAACAGAAAATGCTTTGGGTATATATGAATCCGTGTATGAATTAGGACAATTCCACAACACGGTTTGTTATGCCCTGAAAGATGATTCAGTTGCGGTGAGCCAGCACACAAAAGCAAAACATCAATTGCCTGAAAATTACGCAATAAAGGCACAAGATTTTGAAACAATAATTAAGGAGGCAATTTAATGGATCAAAGATCAGAAGAATGGTTTAAAGCCCGTCTAGGCAAGGTAACCGCCAGCCGTGTTGCTGACGTAATCGCCAAGACCAAAACGGGTTACAGCGCCAGCCGTGAAAACTACATGGCTCAGTTGGTTGTGGAGCGCATGACCAACACCCAGGCTGAATCGTTTACCAACGCTGCAATGCAATGGGGAACGGATCAGGAACCGTTTGCAAGGGCTGCTTATGAAGTCCAACAGAACGTCCTGGTAGACGAAACCGGCCTGGTCGATCACCCAACGATTGAGATGGCGGGTGCGTCCCCGGATGGGCTAGTGGGTGAAGACGGGTTGGTGGAGATCAAATGCCCCAACACGGCGACTCATATAGACACCTTGTTGACGCAGACAGTGCCCGGGAAATACATTACGCAGATGCAATTCCAAATGGCGTGTACCGGGCGTCAGTGGTGTGATTTTGTCTCTTTTGACCCAAGGATGCCGACTAAGGCTCAACTCTTTGTTAAAAGGGTGCAACGGGATGATGGTTTTATAAAGGAGATGGAACAGGAAATAACAAAGTTCTTGGCAGAAGTCACCGCCAAGGTGGAGCAACTTAACAAACTAATCGCATGAAACACCAATTCGACATCAAATTCGCCGCACGCAAGTACACAACCCAAAACGGGCAGGAAAAGACGTACTGGAGCCCTCATGGGACGGTTTGGATTGAATCTGACCAGCCTTTGGACATAAAAAGCCTGACCATCAAGATTGACAGCATCCCGCAGTCAGCCAATTGGGAAGGGTATTTCAAGGCATTTGCCCACCGCCCCAAGGATGAAGGCAATATGTACCCCAAGGGTGGATTTCCCCCCAACGATTACAACGAAGATTTTTGATTAACGGGCGGGAAAACGGGTTAGCGCCGTGGTCACTTTTCTAAAGTGTTGTTCAAGCCTACGCTGCTTTATGCGACCCGCCCACCAACTTGAGCTTATAAGGAGCAAATATGACTAAAGATGACATCATCCGCATGGCGCTGGAGGCTGGGTTTTATGAGTACAGAGACAATAGATTGGATTGTGTACCTGAAGAACTTGAACGTTTTGCAGACCTTGTCGCCGCCGCAGAGCGTGAGGCGTGTGCGAAGGTGTGTGAAAAAGATGCGACTGCGTGGGGGTATGACTCAAATGGTGCAAGCTGTGCAATAGCAATCCGAGCAAGGGGACAAGCATGAGCATTTTTGACATTCTGAAGAAAACCAATATCTTCCCCAGGGTTCGCAACGCCGACCCCAACACAAGCGCCGAGGCTGCTGACAAGGCCGGTAATCTGTCCATCCAGCATGGGGAAATCATTGTCCAGGCTCTGGTTGCCTACGGGCCAATGGGCAAGGATCAGATTGCCGAGGTGACCTATTTGGACGGAAACCAGGTCGCCAGACGCATGAAAGAGCTTCAGACTTTGGGATTGGTGGAGTTAACCGGGCGCACCGTAAAGAACAAATCAGGTCGTCAAGAACGGGAGTGGGGGGCTACAATGTGTGCTTGACAAGTCCCTAGATTTGTCGAAAATTGAATTTCCCACAACCTTGCAAGGAATCAAAATGGGCAAAATGGACAGCATGAAAGGTGTTAAGAGCACCACCGGCGCAACCCCTCCCAAGGGCGCAACCTCCAGCGATATGTCTGGTGAGCGCAAGGGCAAGATGGTTGGCGGCGTGGCTATGGGTATGGAAGATGCAACGGGCGCTGACAAGCAGTTCAATACTGGTCGCACCCCTGGCATTTGCTACACCCACACCCGTAGCGAATACCGCTAAAACGAGGAACGCTAGGGAATGCCCTCCCTAACGTCCTCTAAACTCAACTGTTGAGGAGTTGAATCTGTGAATCATTGTAGCGATTGCCGACACTTTGTCGATCACGAGGTGATGGGTCAGTGCCGAGCCCATCCACAATTTGTCCACAAGCACCGAAATGACTGGTGCGGGGAACTGTCACCCAAACCGCTGCCAAACACCACGGTCACGGTATCTGCTGGTAGCGCGGTCATATTGCCTGTTGTTGATGCAATGACAGAGACTAAGAAACGCAAGTACACCCGGAGGAAAAATGTTGAAACCTCTGCGTGATCGCGTTGTGGTAAAACCCACAGTCAGAGAGTTATCCACAATTATCCATGTGAACAACACGGAACCTTTCAACGAGGGTACTGTGGTTGCGGTTGGGCCGTTAGTGGATCAAACCAAGGTCGGCGATTTCATCAAGTATGGAAACGGCGATTATCTCAATTGGCCTGTCCAGCGCATCAATGGGCAGGATTATCAAATCATCCAGGAAGCCGACATTTGTGCGGTAGTAGAAAATGACTAAAGAACTGATCGAAACCCGTATTCAAGACCTGATTGCCAAAGGGCGTGAAATAGAGCAAACTTTGCGTCAGCACCAGGTGCAGCTAGAGCAGATCAATGGTGCATTGCAACAATGCCAATGGTTCCTGTCTGAACTGGAAAAACAAAATGTCCAAGAAAGCTGAACACGACAAGCCCATTCCTCACAAAACCACGGGTAAGGACAAGACCTACAACCCAACGGAAAAGGGTGCAGGAATGACGGCAAAAGGTCGTGCTGAATACAACGCCAAGAACAACGCCAACCTGAAGCCACCGGCTCCCAACCCCAAGACCAAGAAGGACGAGGGGCGTAAAGCCTCTTTCTGCGCCCGAATGGAAGGGGTAGTCAAGAACGCCAAAGGCCCGGCAGAGCGTGCCAAAGCCTCTCTCAAGAACTGGAATTGCTGATGAAAAATGGACTTTATGCCAACATTCACCGAAAGCAAGAGCGCATAGAACGGCAAAAAGCAGAGGGAAAGCCTGTGGAAAAGATGCGAAAGCCAGGTTCAGAGGGTGCGCCAACTGCTAAAGCATTCAAAGAATCAGCAAAAACTGCCAAAAAGAAATGAATATTACGGAAAAGAATGTCGCAGAACTAATACCTTATACTAACAACAGCCGCACCCACAGCGATGAGCAAGTGGCACAGATTGCGGCAAGCATCAAGGAATTTGGCTGGACAAACCCGATCCTAATTACCGACAACAGCATCATTGCAGGTCATGGGCGGCTAATGGCTGCTCGAAAACTTGGGATGAGTAAGGTTCCTTGCATTGAAGTAAAAAATCTTACCCCCGCCCAGGTAAAGGCTTACATCATTGCCGACAACAAGCTGGCGCTGAATGCGGGGTGGGACAATGAACTGCTAAACATAGAATTTCAGGAACTCGAGGAATTAGGCTTTGACCTGGAGTTGACCGGCTTTAGCCTTGAGGAAATAGATGCGCTGAAGCCTGTGGAACTAACTGAGGGGCTGACGGACGAAGATGCTGCCCCAGATGTTCCCGCAAAGGCCAAGACAAAGCCTGGCGATATATACCAATTGGGCAACCACCGGCTTATGTGCGGTGATTCGTGTAGCACCAATGACATGGAAAAGCTATGCGATGGGCAACTTGTGGATATGTGGTTGACCGACCCGCCTTATAACGTGGCTTATGAAGGCAAGACAAAAGACGCCCTCAAAATCCAAAACGATAGCATGGGCGATGATCAATTCCGTCAATTCTTGCGGGATGCTTACGTTACTGCTGACTTGGTTATGAAGCCGGGGGCGGTCTTTTATATTTGGCACGCTGATTCTGAAGGTTATAACTTTCGAGGGGCGGCGCAAGATGCAGGCTGGAAAGTACGCCAATGCTTAATATGGAAGAAGTCCACTATGGTTATGGGGCGGCAAGATTACCATTGGAAGCACGAACCCTGTCTGTATGGTTGGAAGGAAGGTGCGGGGCATCTATGGGCCACAGACCGCAAGCAAACAACCATCCTGGAATTCGACAAACCGTCTAGGAATGGCGAACATCCCACAATGAAGCCTGTTGCGCTATTTGAATACCAAATGCTTAATAACACCAAAGGCGGCGATATTGTGCTGGATAGCTTTGGTGGAAGCGGGACAACGCTAATTGCGGCTGAAAAGAACGGGCGTGTTGCTCGGTTGATGGAACTAGACCCAAAGTATTGCGATGTAATCGTAAAACGGTGGGAAGACTTCACCGGCAAAAAGGCTGTTTTGTTGACGGAATTAACCGAAACTGCTTAAATATTAGCGAGTTCCCCTTTATAAAATGCCCGTAATACCTCAAGAACCTCACGTCCCAACGGATGAATTCCGTAAACTGGTCGAAAGCACCAGCGGATTAGGCTTGCCGCACGAGCAGATTGCCATTCTGGTGGGCATTGATGACAAGACTCTGCGGAAGTATTACCGGGCAGAGTTGGACACGGGCAAAGCCAAAGCCAACAGCCAGATTGCCAAGACGCTGTATCAAAAGGCTGTGGCGGGTGACACTACAAGCCTGATCTGGTGGACAAAAAGCCAAATGCGTTGGTCTGAAACGGTCAAGAATGAGCTTACAGGTGCTGATGGAGAGCCGTTGCAAGGCATTCAAGTCTCATTCGTAAAGCCCAATGAGTAGCTTTGCAGACGTCCGGTTTCCAGTAAAACTGGAGTTCCTGTTCCGCAAAAGCCGGTACAAATGCGCTTGGGGCGGTAGGGGCGGCGCTAAATCATGGGGATTTGCCAGGGCGTTGCTAATCCTTGGCGTCAAGAATCCCCTCCGAATCCTGTGCGCCCGTGAGTTTCAGACCTCAATCAAGGATTCTGTTCATAAGTTGCTGTGCGACCAGATCGTTGATATTGGCTTGCTAGACTTTTATGAAATCACCCAGAACAGTATCCGGGGCAAGAACGGGACGGAATTCTCCTTTGTTGGCCTGAAGAACAACGTAGCCAACGTCAAGTCCTATGAGGGCGTGGACATCTGTTGGGTTGAGGAAGCCCAGACAGTTAGCCGCAACTCCTGGAACGTACTAATCCCGACCATCCGTAAGGAAGGCTCTGAAATCTGGGTCAGCTTCAACCCAGAACTAGAGACAGACGAAACTTACCAGCGGTTTGTACTTAACCCGCCTGAAAACTGCGTTTCGGTCAAGATCAATTGGAACGACAACCCCTGGTTTCCTGAAACCCTGCGTTTGGAGAAAGACAGCCTCAAGAACCGCGATCCAGCCGCTTACAACGTGGTTTGGGAAGGTTTGTGCCGCCAGACTGTGGACGGGGCTATCTTTGCCCGTGAGATGCAGATGGCTGACCTCGAAGGCCGAATCACAAAGGTCGGCTATGAAGCCACGAAGCCTGTCCATGCGATATTTGACTTGGGATGGGCAGACGCCACGGCAATCTGGTTTCTGCAGTTTATTGGGATGGAAACCAGGCTAATTCGGTACATTGAAGGCAACCAGAAAACCATGTCTGAGTATCTTGCCCAGATGCAGACTTTCGGTTATGTTTACGATACTTTGTGGTTACCGCACGATGCCCAGAATAAAACGCTAGCAGCAAACGGCAGGAGCATTGAGGAAATCGTTAGGGCGGCAGGCTACAAAACAAGGATTCTGGACAGGGTTCCGGTGGCTGACTCAATCAACGCTGCTAGGACAATGTTCCGAAATTGCTGGTTTGATAGGGAAAATTGCCATGATGGTCTACAATGTCTCAGGCATTATCGGTACGAAGTTGACCCAGAAACGGGCCAATTCAGCCGTAATCCGTTGCATGACCATTACTCACACGGCGCAGACGCATTCAGAATGATTGGGCTTATGGTGAACGAACCCAAACAACCAAGGCGGGTCAGACCATTGCAAAACGCGCCGCTTTCTTACGGATGGATGGGCTGATATGGCTGAAAAAGAAGTTAGCGACTACAACCCTCTAATCGAGGAAGCAAAGCAATTCCTTAAACTTGCCAACGATTCAGACACCATGAATCGGCAAGAGGGGCTAGAGGATTTGAAGTTCGTTAACGGCGACCAATGGCCCGTTGAACTGCAAAACAGCCGAAACCTAGAATCCCGCCCCGTTCTGACCATCAACAAACTTGACG